AGGGAATTTCAACAAAAAGAAATTTGACAAAACAAAATGGTACACCATCGACTATCAACGAGTGAACAGACGATGTGTTCAAAATGAACAGACGATGTGTTCAAATAGAACAGATGGATGTGTTCAATTTGAACAGACCTATACCAGAGAATACACAGAGACTACTACAGAGAATAATGTCACCGAGGAGAAACCGCTCAAGGTTGTATGGACTGAGGAGACTAAACATATTATTGATTATTTGAATAAACGAACTGGAAAGAAGTACTCTGTTAAGACTAAAAAGACAGCACAGCTAATCCACAAGCTGCTAGATAACGGATTCACAGTTGAAGACTTCGAGAGAGTGATTGATATCAAGTGTAAGCAGTGGCTAAACAATGAAAAGATGAATCAATATCTCAGACCAAGAACGCTATTCAGTGAGAAATTCGAGGATTACTTAAACGAGGCGCCAGCTAGAACTAAGCAACAAGGAGCTTCTGGGCAATCTGTAGCAGATAAGATGAGAGAGCTGTATGGCTCAGAATGGCAGGCTTGATATGAATAACTTTGAATTAGAGAAATCAATCATAGCAGCACTACTGCAAGACTTTGACAAGGCACAATCAACGTATCTGCAAGCTGAGTGGTTTACGGATATCAATTTCAAAACGATCTTTGAAATCTTGAATAATAATGGCAGCCGTCTAGATGGACTGATGGAGCTATTCGCTAAAGTAAGAGCTGAATTAAAAGATAAGACTATCGGATATGAGTATCTGATGGCCTTGCAGCAAGAAAACGCGACTACAAGCGGATTGGACTATCTGGCTAACCAGCTACATCGTGAGTATTTAAGAGCAAAGCTTGAGAAGGTAAAAGCAGAACACACAGAGTTCCCAACTAAGAAGCTTGAAGCTGAGATGTTAGAACTATTGAATGCAATCTCTAAGCTATCACGCAAAAAGAATGTTGGTGATTTAGCTGAAACATTCGAGCAATTCGAGTATGAGCTTGAGCATGATATTGAGGACGGCATTAAGACTTTCAGCGGATTAGATGCTGCTCTAGGAGGAGGCATCGGCCCTGGAATGCTCGTTACTGTTGGAGCTCGTCCATCGGTAGGAAAGAGCGCCTGGACTATCAATCTGATTGATAGAGCTTTGAGACGAAATGAACGCTTAAGAGTAGACTTATTCAGTCTGGAAATGAGCAAAAAAGAAGTATTCTCCAGATTCGTGGCAAAGATGACGACACTTAACACATACTACTTACGCAAGATGAATAAAATGCTTAAAGATAGCGATAAGGAGCTAGTGAGAGCGACTATCGAATACTTTAAGCACAAAGACTTGAAAGTATATGACACAGTATCTGAATTGAACCATATTCTAGGAATTATTAAAGAACGAGCTGCAGGACAAGCGCCAGGTAAATACTTGGCAGTTATCGACTATGTAGGACTTATTAAAGTCAACAACAATCGCGACAGAAGGCTGCAGATTGAGCAGATTACACGCGAATTGAAGAACTTAGCAAACGAGCAGCAAGTTCCTATCGTCATCCTATCGCAGCTATCACGAGGAGTGGAGCAGCGCCAGGATAAGTCACCAGTACTAAGTGACTTGAGAGAGTCTGGCTCTATTGAGCAAGATTCGAATGTAGTAGGCTTCTTGAGCAATGAAGAAACAGAAGCCAATCATGAAGGCTATCAACGAGTTAAATTCTCAATCAAGAAGAATAGAGAAGGAGATTTGATGGACTCTACTTTCAAATTTTTCAAAGCTCGAATGGACTTTGTAGAGGAGTTTTAGGATGAACGCGATAGAATTCGAAAAGATTATGAAGTCTGAAGGGTTAAGGACTACAAGAGCTGTAATGGTTATGCTGCAGGAAGCTAAGCAATGCCAGAAGAACATTAAGGCAATGAGCATGTATAAACATCTTCCGTATGCAGCAGCATACATCGAGCAGCAGAAGGAACAGAAAGACAAAGCTATCTGGCAAGCGTTGGAAGTGGCTCAATTAGAGAAGCTGTACGGCTTCCGTCTGATTGAAGATAGAAATAGTGTAATAATAGCAACTTACCAAACATCCGAACCACATAGCTACATTATGAAAAAAATCAGAAGCCACATCGAAATAATGGCAGAGTTGGAGAATGAGTATGGTATTTGTAATTAAACATGGCAATATGTACTTTAAAAAAATTAATGATCATAGCAGCATGATGGGATATCTTAACAGACACCATCCAGTTTACACTTTTGAATTCAAAGCAAGTCAGAAAGAAGCGATGACATTCAAAAATTATGGAGCTGCACGAAAATTCATGAAAGAGCATGGAGTGACAGGCAATGTAGTTGAAGTGGCTGCAGCGCCTAAGCCTTTCAAAATTAACAAGATGGATAGCAACATTGGGCATAACAGATTGGATGCACTGTATGATTCAATCTTGTTGAAGACTAGAGATGATATCGAAGAGATGATTGCTGACTCAGAAAACAACTTCAAACACATGGCTAGAGACATCCTGCAAGTAAGAACAGTCACATTGAATGTGTTCTTAAGAAATCCGTATGAAATCGGCTGGCAAACCAGAAAGAAAATAATGGATAGACTCGAAACATACTTTGAAGGAGCTGGAATTAAATGAGTGTTAATGAACATTTTGAAAAAGCAATAGAGTTGGCACACAACAACGCTGTTGACCATCCAAGCCATTACAGAGGAGTAAACGGATTAGAAGTGTTTGAAGTGATGGATAATTTTCTGCCGAAATACGAGAATGCGATAGATGGTTATCTAGTCGGAAATATCTTGAAGTACGTGCTGCGCGCACCTTCTAAAGGCAAGATGAATGAAGATTTGAGAAAGGCTGAAAAGCATTTGACAATGCTCATCAAAAGAACGGAGGAAAAGTAAATGAACGTAACTGTAAGAATTGGTAATGAAAAAAGGCATTATTTTAACGCACGATGTCTATCCGTTGAAGAAGGTAGGGAAATCTTTTTCATAGGAAAACACGAAAATAATTCGTGTGAAATTCCTTTAAGCTATGGACATGTAGAGATTGAAATCAAGATTAAAGATAAGAAGAATGGTGAAGACTAAATGAGAATTTTAATTCAGCTTATTTGTAGTTTGATTGTAGTATGTCTTTTGGAATTGATAGAAAAAGAAAGCAAACTTGCAGCGTTCATAATTGGTTTGATTATGGTTATTGTACTTTTGGTTCTATGCATCTTAGAGTTGCTTGGAGTTATATCGTTTTAAAGGAGTGATTGAATGGAACTACTAACCGCAACATATTGCCCGTATTGTGAAAGTAGGCTAAACATAGAAAGCATGCTCACAATTGAAAATCTAAAAGACATGCAATTCTACCTTACCTGTCCAGAATGCAATAAAACGTTCTCTACTTTTGCGGAAACAAAAGTAAAAGTAGACGTAAACAGTATTGAAGATAGCATCGAAAGAGAAAAAGATGTTTTGTTATTTTGGGAGCAATCAGAGATGGGTGATGAAGCCTTTAAAAATGAAAGGATTAAAATTCGAAAAGAAAGTATTCGAGAACTAGAAGCGATTAAGAAAAGAAATGATTTGGAGGAATAAGGATGAATGATAAAAAAACAGGACTACTAACATATATGTTTGTAGCAGCATTAAGCTTAAGCATGATCTTAGTAATTATTAAATTAGTTGGAGTGCCAATCACATGGTTTGCAGTCGTGCTGCCAGTGGCTACTTACTTAGTAATTATATTCTCGTTGATGTTAATTGGTTCAATCGCAGGAATTGTGATGTCAATCCAGAAAAACATGAGAGGCTAACAATCGATTAAAGGGGAAAAACAAATGACAATTAAAGTGTATTCAAAAAACAACTGCATCCAATGCGAGATGACAAAGATGTGGTTAGATCAAAATAAAATTCCATTTGAGTTAGTGGATGTATCTGAACATCCAGAAAAGCTAGAAGAAATTAAATTAAACGGCTTTCAGCAGCTTCCAGTAGTGACATTAGATGAACACTTCGAAAATGCCTGGTCTGGATATAATTTAGACAGATTAGAAGAGTTGAAGGAGAGCTGCTAATGGAACGAATGGGCGCAGAGGAAAGAATGGTGTTGAGATTGATTCCAAACAGCGACACTAGACGAATTAACAGAGTGGACATCTCAAACATCACTAAACTATCAGAAAGACGAGTGAAGAAGATTATCGACACATTAGTAAATCGTTATGGGATTGTGATTATCGGAGAACGCAACGGAAGAACAGGATATTACATTCCAGAAACAGACGAAGCTCGAAGAGATGGAATTAAGCCAATGAAGTCACAAGCAATCAAAGAATTTAATCGAGTTACTCGTATTCTTAAAGGTGATTTGAAAGCACACGAGAAATATCTATTGGAGGGGAAAGATAATGATTAATCATGTAGTAGAAGTGGGCAGACTAACAAAGAAGCCAGAACTTAAATTCACAGCGAATGGCACTAAATATACGCAGTTCAGTATTGCAGTGCAGCGCAACTTCAAGAATAAAGATGGAGAGTATGAAGCAGATTTCATTAATTGCTTAATGTGGCGCACGGCTGCAGAAAACTTCGTTAAATTCACAGACAAAGGCTCACTTGTAGGAATTGAGGGAAGAATTCAAACGCGCAGCTATGATAAAGATGGAAAGACAGTCTATATCACAGAAGTATTAGCAGAAGGCTTCTCACTATTAGAGACTAAGAAAGTCGTGGAAACAAGAAACAATCAGCCTGTATTCAGCAACAATGAAGCTGAGCCAATCGAATTCAGCGAGGACGACTTGCCGTTTTAAAAGGGGGAGTTAGATGAAGCTGGATGAGAAAGCAACAATCGAGGCCGCAACTATAATACTTGAGCAATATAAGACACTAAAAGCCATAGCTGGAGAGAAGTATGTAAGTAAAATCACACCAACATATTCATTCGAACCAAGGTGCTTTACAGGAGTTATTCGAAACCCACTTGAAGAACATTTAACTAGACAAGAGGAAGCGTTAGAACTTATTGATAAGGTTGATAGTGCGATAAATAAAATTCTTGATCCGTATCTTAGGCAGGTTTTAATCGAGAGGTACATCAAAAACAATATTAGTAATATCGCAATATACATGGATTTAGGGTATTCATCAACAGAGTTCTATAGATTGCTCGATAGAGCTAAACTTCATTTTGCTAATTATTATAATAATGGCTCTACTTTAAGATATAGAAAAGGAAAAGAAATTGTTGGTATAAATGATTTAATTAATTATTTGGGACAATTATGAAAGTAAGTTGTGATTTTAAAAGAGTTGCAACAGGTTATAATGTTATTGTGGAAAAAGTGGATAGAGATATTAAATAGCTTGATTGCGGAAACAACAAGCAAAGCCAGTCCTGAAAAAGGTGTATCCAAGTTAGCAGCATGGACGACTGTTAACAAGTGCCGCATAGGAATTAAATAGAGTGGTTCGAGTCCACTCGCGGCAATTCCCCTAATAAACAACAAAACTGTCAAGGAGCGTGCTGCGAGGTGCGCTCTTTAGTTTTTAGAAAGGACAAGCAGCATGAATTATGTGGAACCTATTCGAGATCCAGACGATGTGCAAGCTATGAAGGATTATCTGAAGGAATGGAACGAGCGAAACTATATGCTGTTCGTATTTGGAATTAATCTTGGATTAAGAATCAGTGACATTATTAAATTAAAAGCTAAGGATGTTCAAGGACAGTATGTGAATATCAGAGAATTGAAAACAGGAAAGATTCTCAAAAGAAAGATGAACAAAGCTTTCAAAAAGGAAGTACAAGAGTACATCAAAGATATGAATCCACATGATTATCTGTTTAAAAGCAGAAAGGGAAAGAATAAAGCAATCACTCGTGAAGCTGCTTATTACATTCTCAAAGCTGCAGCAGAAGATATTGGAATTGAGAACGTTGGAACTCACACGATGAGAAAAACATTCGGCTACCATCACTATAAGAACAATAAAGATGTGGCCATGTTGATGGTGCTATTTAACCATGCAAGCCCAGACATTACACTTCGATACATCGGAATTCAACAGGATCAACAGGATAAATCAATGGACGATTTCTACTTATAACGATGTTCAATTTAACATATTGAGATTTTGTAAATTCAAAATAAGAAAGTTAAAGAAACATTATTAAATCAATGAGTTCGAGCGTTGCTCGAATTTAACAC